AAGGTACACAAGGCACGCAGATTTAACATTTCCCAACGCATATTTAACGGTCTTTAACACACTTTGGCACGCTTTTTGTTGTGTGCCGACCTTACCATTATTTAACACAATTAACGCACATTAACTTTGTTAAACTTTAATAAAAATAATGTTTCACGTGGAACGTTGGAAAGGTGATTGTTTCACGTGGAACAAAAGGGGCGATGGTGATTGCAAGTGTTAACAACAGTTAATTTATTTCTTTAAGATTTTTTAACGAAAATAATTTGGTGGTTTCGCAAAAACGTTGTATCTTTGCAACGTGTTAAAGAAACAATATAAGTTTAACAAATTAAATTAGGTAATTATGAATGAGATTTTTAATGAGACTGTTTTTAACTGCATCACTAGTGTTAACGCTTTGATGACTTCAAACGAAGTCGCCAAAGATGATAAGGCGGTTATTAAGTTGAACCGCTTCAAGAAGTGGTTGAACGAGTTTGCAGCAGCAAACGGTGTGAATGAAGTAAAGTAACCCTCATTTACACACAACAGAAGTTTAACGTTTTAAAAGTTTAAAGTTATGGCTAAAGGTTTTAGTTTTGCTAGTACTTTTAACAAGACTAGTTTTGGAATCGACACAACCGATTTTCCATTTGTGAAGTTAACCGACATATTCAACAGTGAGAAAGATGGTGGTGGTGACGTGGTGCATCCTATCAATGGCATGTACGTTCACAAATCACAGTTAGGCGATTCACCTGTAATTATTGACGCAGAAAACAAGCGTTTAGTGAACTTACCACAGTTCACAGGTGACACAATTCGTGAAATTTTAGCGAACCCAGATGCGGTGGATGCTATCAAAGCGAACAAAGTTGGTTACACGATTTATGAATATGAATCGCACGCTAAAAAGTGTTACGGCATTACCTTTGTAGATAAGTAGTTTTGTAGGTAAAAAGGTGGATAACGTTACAGGGGTAAACAATATTTAGTTATTGTTACCCCTGTTTTTTGTTTCATTTTAAATTAGTGAGTTATGGCAAAAATTAACCCGATTGGGTTTTCAAAAAGAACATTTGCTGCAACGGGTAAAATACACGTTGACATACAAATTTTGAATGCTATTGAATCACGTGGTTATTTGCGCAAAGAAATTGCCCGTGTATTTCAACAGGCAAACAGACGCATCCAAAACGTTGAAAAAACGGGGTTTGTTTCGCCAGCTGTTGTTGCTTTGAACAAAGGTGACATAAAAGGTTTTACGAAATTTTCAATGAAACACGATTGGAACGATTTAAAAATAGAATATTCCAAAGCGGTTTCTTTCTTGCAACAACCAACTTCAACTGCTAGCGGTACACGTGAATATTCAAACCATTTAAAGAAGTCTTACAACTTGAAAGACAAAGAATTTAAGTTGATGCAAGACAAATTAATGGGTAAAATTGCAAGCGTTTCAGACGAAAGATTTTTGGAAAACTATTTGATGCAATACAAAGATTTCACGGGTGAACTAGAACAGGAATCACGTGACGTTTCAGACCAAATCGAAGATGATGCAGTTAGAATTGAAAACGCTTTGGATGATGCAATAGAACAAATCGCAAGCGACCCAAATTCTGAGGCATACGTGAACAACGTTGACGATTTTAACACCGATGACCCGTTAAAAAAGATTCTATCAGAATTCGAAAAATTTGGTTTATAATGAAGAAAATTCCCTTTGAACTACATAACGAAATTTACACGCCTAAAGATATTGCAAAAGTTTTATCTTTGGCGGTGAATGAAAAGAATTTTACAGGCAACAATAAGGGCGAAAAGTTCTTAAATGTTCCTGTGTCTTTCGATATTGAAACTACATCATTTTACAGTGATGAAGACGGGGAAACATACAGTTACGAACGCTATATGAAATTAGGTGGAAAAGAAACCAAAATGAAAAAGTGTTCTTTAATGTATGTTTGGCAATTTGGAATAAACGGTTTTTGCATAATGGGGCGTACGTGGGACGAATTTTTGCAAATGTTATCCGAAATAGCGGATATATTGGAACTTTGCCCAAAGAAACGTATTATTATATACGTTCATAATTTGGCGTATGAGTTCCAATTTTTCCGTGAGTTGTTGGAATGGGAAAAAGTTTTCTCTATAGATTTACGTAGACCAATTTACGGAATAACAAAAACAGGTTTGGAGTTTCGTTGTAGTTACTTACTTTCTGGTTATTCGTTGGCGAAATTGGGTGAACAACTTCACAAATACAAATGTGAAAAGTTAGTTGGCGATTTAGATTATTCCCTGTTGCGTCACAGTAAAACACCGCTGACACAAAAAGAAATTGGCTATTGCTTAAATGATATAAAAGTGGTGATGTGCTACATACAGGAACTTATTGAACATTACAAAGGAATAACCCGTTTGCCGATTACAAAGACGGGGTTTGTCCGTAAATATTGCCGTTCGGTATGTTTTAAAACAACTGACGAAACAGGTAAAACGATTCCGAACTTTAAATATATTGATAAGATTCATTCTTTAAATATAACAGGGATGGAAGAATTTGCGATGTTACAACGGGCGTTTTCGGGCGGTTTTACACATGCCAACGCAAAATATACCGATAAAGTAATTGAAAACGTTGACAGTTACGATTTTACTAGCAGTTACCCTTATGTGATGGTTTCGGAAAAGTTTCCGATGAGCACGGGTGTTGTTGTTCCTATAAAGTCAATGAAACAATTTGAGTTTATGACTAGTAAATTTTGTTGTGTCTTTGATGTGGAGATAACAAACATTTTTGCTAAATCAGAAAACGAAAACCCCATATCAGTTAGTAAATGTTTCGTGAAAGAAAACGTTTCCGAAAACAACGGGCGTTTAGTTTGTGCAAAGAAAATCTGTATGACAATAACCGAAATAGATTACAAAGTGTTTTCGCAGTTTTACACGTGGGAACAAATAAGAATCGGGCGAATGATCTGTTATAGAAAAGAATATTTGCCAACTGAATTTGTAGAATCTATTTTACACCTGTATGAAATGAAAACAAAACTAAAGGGTGTAAAGGGTAAAGAAGTAGAGTATCTGAATAGCAAAGAAATGCTGAATAGTTGTTACGGAATGTGTGTTACAAACCCGTTGCGTGATGAAATTTTGTGCGATGGCGAAACGTGGGATATTGAACACCTTACAGGCGAAAGACAATTAGAAATGCTGAATAAATACAACGATAGCAAAAACCGCTTTTTGTTTTACCCCTGGGGTATTTATGTTACCGCTTACGCCCGTAGGAATCTATTTACGGGTATTTCTGAATGCGGTGACGATTATATATACAGTGATACCGATTCCGTTAAAATTATGAATGGGGATGCCCACAAAGAATATTTCAAAGCCTACAACGATTTAGCGCAACAGAAATTGCGTGCCGCCTGTAAGCATCATAAAATATCATTTGAAAAGGTTGAACCCGTCACGATAAAGGGAATCGCAAAGCCGTTGGGTGTTTGGGACTACGAGGGACGTTACACCCGTTTTAAAACTTTGGGCGCTAAAAGATATATGGTGGAAGAAGAAAACGCCCTTACTGTAAACGGCAAAAATTATAATTATTCAATGACCGTTTCGGGTGTTAACAAAAAATCTGCTATCCCCTATATGGTGGAAACGTATGGTGAAAATGGCGTGTTCGATGCCTTTACTAACTATCTAGACATCCCACCGAGTGCAACAGGTAAGAACATCCACACGTATATAGATTACGAACAAACGGGAACGATAAAAGACTATAAGGGGACCGTTTCAAGTTACGATACGACCACAGGGGTCCACTTAGAACCGACGGGGTACACTTTAAGTCTTTCAGTTCTTTATATAAACTATTTAATGGGAATAAGATTAAAAAAGGAATAATATGAAACAGAAAAAAGAAAAAGTTGAAACACCGAAATTTTACACGTTGAATCGAATTTTATCAAAAAATGCCGATTACAATGTTATTTTCGGTGAACGTTCCAACGGCAAGACTTATGCAACCCTGTTGTATGGTATCAAAGAATATCTTAAAACAGGTAAACAAATGGCGTATATACGCCGTTGGCGTGAAGATTTAAGGGGCAAACGTGCCGAAAGTTTGTTTGCGAATCACGTTGCAAATGGAGTGATACAGGAACTGACAGGCGGTAAGTTTAACGAAGTGTTTTATATTTCGGGCAAATGGTTTCTTTCGTCTTATGATGCCGAAACAAAGAAACGTACACCCGACAACAACCCGTTTTGTTTCGGTTTCTGTTTATCAGAACAGGAACATGAAAAATCTAGCAGTTACCCGAATATAACAACCGTGGTATTCGACGAGTTCCTAACAAGACGTTATTATTTGCCCGATGAATTTATGTTATATATGAACCTGTTAAGCACGATTATTCGACAGAGAAACGATGTTAAAGTTTTTATGTTGGGTAATACCGTGAATCAGTTTTGCCCGTATTTCTCAGAAATGGGATTGAAACAAGTTCGTGCGATGGAACAGGGCACAATTGATATTTATAAATTCGGTGAACACGGTGCGACAGTCGCAGTAGAATATTGTAGTACGATTGTTAAGCACAAAGCGAGCAACAAATATTTCTGTTTCGATAACGAAAATCTGCAAATGATTACGGGCGGTAAATGGGAACTCGCAGCATACCCACATTTGCCTGTAAAATACAAACCGAATGACGTGTTGTTTGTCTTCTATATTCAGTTTAACGAAATGACCTTACAGGGCAACGTTATTCAGTTGGAAGACGAAGAAACCGGTGTGAACAACTTCATTTACATTCACAACAAAACAACCCCGATTAAAGACACGGATAACAGTTTGATTTATTCGTTGCAAATGAACGGTAAACCGAACTACAAACGAAAGTTGTTGAGCAACGCAACGTTTGTTGAATCACAGATTACTAGATATTTCGCAACCGATAAGGTATTTTATCAAAATAACGAAATTGGCGAAATAGTGCGTAACTATTTGATGGCAAGTGCAAGAAGCAACATTATTACTTAATACCTGTTAACGGAGGTTAAAAATGTTTCACGTGAAACATTTTTACCCCGTTTTATTTGGTAACACCAAATAATTTTCCTATCTTTGCAACATCAAATAACAAAGTTAAAATTTGCTATATGGACGTAAACGGAATAGTATCATTAATTAGTAACGTTGGTTTTCCTGTTGTGGTTTGTATCGCCCTGTTCTTATATATGGAGAAACAGAACGAACGTCACCAAAACGAAACCGACAAGTTAAATGAAACCGTACAAAGTAACACTAAGGTATTGACGGAACTTTGTACCTTAATTAAAACGCTCGTTAAATAATGGAAAAAGAAAACTTATATAACAGGTATCAAACAGAAGTTAAAAACAAAGATTCTGCATTATTCACATTTATGCAGCGTATTCTTTGTATGACTTCAAAGATGTTTGAATACACGGGCACACCCGAAACAATGCCCCCTGTAGAACTTGAAAAGATTCTGCAAACATCGGGTAACGTTGGTATCGCAAAAGTAAACGGGGAACTGTATGCTTTAAAGGGTACACGGGGCGGTGAATGTGATGCGTATTATCACGGCAAAGATTACGTTGTTGCAAACCCGTGGTTAAATTTGAACAAAACGTTTAAAATTGATTCCGATATTGTCGTTATCAACAACACACCGTTTGCAGATTCACTTTTGCCAATAATCGGCAAATATGGAGTTCTTTACACCGATGCGACAATAACGCTTAATTTGGCTAGCATTTTAACACGTATCACTATGTTAATTTCTGCTAGTGACGATAAGACCAAACAAAGCGCAGAATCTTTTTTGCAGAAGATTTTAAACGGTGATTTCTCAGTAATCGGGGAAAATGCCTTTTTCAAAGGTGTTAACTTACAAACCCCACCGACACAGGGAAACCAACAAATCGGTCAATTAATTGAACTGTTGCAGTACTACAAAGCATCAATGTTAAACGATTTAGGTTTGAATGCAAACTATAATATGAAACGTGAACGATTGAACACGCAAGAAGTTTCAATGAATATTGATGCGTTGATGCCGTTCGTTGATTCAATGTTAACAGAACGTGTTGAGGGTGTGAAACGTGTTAACGAAATGTTCGGTACGGATATTACGGTAACGTTGGGTTCTAGTTGGAAGATTGAGCACGAAAATTATTTATCTTTGCTCAAAGCAACAGAAGACGGGCACGACCACACCGACACAGAAGACGTGGACCCTGTAACGGAAAACGAAACAGAAGAAACGCAAGAAACAGAAGAAACGGAAACAGAAACAGAAGAAACGCAAGAAACAGAAGAAACGGAAACGGAAACAGAAGAAAATAAAGAAACAGAAGAAACAGAAGAGAAAGACGATGAAAATTAATGAACTTTTCACGGGTGAAAATGGTTTGTTTGAAAAAATCTTTGAACCCCTGTTTCCTGTTTTGTATGAATCAATTTTCGGTGAAGACGACCCTAAATTAATCGATATTGATTTACGTTTCAAATATGGAAACAGAACTCTAGTTGATGCAGTCACAAACGAAACTGCAACAGATATTGTTAAAAGCATTATCACGGTGAAGTTTGATGAATGGCAAAAACAGATTCAAGTGTTTAATAACGAATATGACGTGTTGAACCCTGTAACGTCAAAGACAACGGAAACAACAAATAACACCGTTGACGAAACAGGCAATAACAGTACAGTCGATTCAAGTGTAACCTTTAACAATGGAGATTTCGGAAATGACACGAAACAGCAAAGAGATTCCACAGGGAACAGGCAAGAAACGGGCACGAAAACAGTTGTTAAAAACGGTGTGCCGTCTAGTGTTCCAACTAGTGAAATTATTCAAAAAGAAATGAGTTTGCGCAAAACTAATTTCAAGACGCAAGTGATAACAGAACTTGCAAAAGAGTTAACAATAGATATTTATTAATACTTAATTTTTATAAAAATGGAAGTAAAACAGATTTATAGTTTAGTAAACACCGTATCTGGTGAAGTTTTGGGAAAAACCGATATTGTCAAAGAAGATTTGACAGGAATTGTTGATTTGGGCAATGAGATTTTTAATCAGAATGCCGTTGATAATTACGTTAAATCACTTGTAAACCATATCGGCAAAGTGGTTTTCGTAAGTCGCCCTTACAGTGGTAAAGTTCCTAGTGTGTTGATGGATGCCTGGGAATTCGGTAGCGTATTGGAAAAAATTTCCGCTGACGTTCCACAGGCTGAGGAAAACGACACGTGGGATCTTACGGACGGCACAGAGTACAAACAGGATGTTTTTCACAAACCAACTGTTTCTGCTAAATTCTTCAACTCAAAGGTAACTTTTGAAGTTCCTGTATCTATCACAGAAAGACAGGTAAAGGAATCTTTCAGCAGCGCAGCACAGTTGAACGGTTTCCTGTCAATGATTTATTCAGCAGTTGAAAAGTCAATGACTATCAAGACCGATGCACTTGTTATGCGTACTATCAACAATATGATTGCGGAAACTTTGGACGCAGACAAAAAAGCTTTCGGTTGGGTAGCGTCAACAAACGAAACAGTTGACTATACTAGTGCGTCAACAGTTCGTTGCGTGAACCTGTTGAAACTTTACAATGATAAAACAGGTGCGTCTTTGGCTGCAAATGTAGCGGTAACAACCCCCGACTTTATCCGTTTTGCCGCATATATGATGGGTTTGTATGCAGACAGATTGCAGACAATTTCAACCCTGTTTAACGTTGGCGGTAAGGAACGTTTCACACCTAAAGACGTTTTGCATACCGTTCTGTTGTCGGATTTCGCAGCAGCCGCGAAAACCTACCTGTATGCCGACACGTTCCATAATGAGAACGTTTTGTTACCACAGGCGGAAACAGTGGCAAGTTGGCAAGCAACAGGCAAAGATTACGCTTTTGCCAACGTTTCAAAGATTGATGTAAAATCTGCTAGTGGTGCAAATGTTTCAATCAGTGGTGTATTGGGTGTTATGTTTGACCGTGACGCTTTGGGTGTTACCAATTTGGATAAGCGAGTAACGACCAACTACAACGCAAAAGCGGAATTCTTCAATAACTACTACAAGTTTGATGCTGGCTACTTCAATGACACAAACGAAAACTTTGTTGTGTTCTTTGTCGCCTAATTTGGTTGTTTAACTGTTGGGGTGTGTTTCCTGTAGTTGATAGCACAGGGGCACACCCTTTTAACTTTTTGCGGTATGATTAAAATTAAAACTTTCGTTTACAACGGCAAACCCAACGAAGTAAACAAGACCTTACAGGAAAACGAAGAGTACACTGGCGTGTTGAATGCTACATTTAACGTGTTAACTCCTGTAGTACGTTTCAGAACTCGCACACCTGTAACTTTCAATTACGTTTACATCGAAAGTTTGGACCGTTATTATTTCGTTTCTGAGAAACAACAAGACGGTGATATTTGCACAGTTCGTTTGCGTGTTGACGTTCTGTTTACTTATAAGGATATTATCTTAAACAGTACTGCAACGTTAACAAAAAGTGAAAACGGTAACAAATATCTTTCAAACCGTACAAACGTTGTGGACGTTCGCCCGAATATCAGAAAACTAGATTTTCCGAATAAAGGGTTGTTGAATGAAACAGGTAGTATTATTATGGTAACTATTAAAGGTAACGTTTAATTATGGCAACATTTGATATAGAATATATTTGTACTAATTGCGAAAAAACAGAAAAAGCGAGTAATACATACACAAACGATTCTGCCACTCAGGGCATTTACGTAGCAAAAGCAGCTGACGGGTGTTATTTTCTAGAAAATGACAGTGAACACTGTTATATGGAAACAATGGGTACAAATGATGTATTACGTAAATATGGAATCGGTTTGCAAAAAGTAAGTTCTATAAATGATTCGGAAGTAATAAACGGCACAAAAGCCGGTATTACATCGGATGGAAAATATATTTGCGTACTTTTTACATCTGGTAACAGTAATACAGGTACACGAAAAGTATATTTTAATGCTAGAGGTGGTACACCCGTTCGAAGTTCTTTTGAAATAAAAAATACTATTTCGGAAACTGTTGCAAGTGTTACAGAAAACGGAAAAAGTAAAACAATAACGTTAACAGGCGCTGAGGGTGGAAAATTTGAGGGTGTTCCCGAAATTTACGGTTTTACAAATGAAAATGGAGATTACATTCCACCGGGGAATTATTCTACAAAAATGACCGTTAACGGTAATGTTGCAACGGGAACAATTAACACTTATGACAAATCTTGTACCGTTGGCGGTGCAACATTTATTGCAAACTCCGAACCACCAACGCCTACAAATTTGCTAACTTACGACACAACAAATTTGACGGGTGACGTTACAATAACCGACAAACAGGGGACGGACGCACACCATTTCGATATAACGGTAACGGGCAACGGTGACGGTACGTTTACCGATTTAAAGGCTACTTACCAAAATTGGGACGGTGATCGGGTAATAGATACCCCGTTTACAGTTAACGGAAACGTTGGCACGCTTACGGTTTATTGTTCTAAGGGTGACAAAATCACGATAAAGGGAAAATTTGGTGATGCACAGAAAGAACTGCAAATAACTAACAATATTGAAAACACAACTGCAAAAGCGGTGGCAAGTGAAACATATTACACCGTTACAGTTGAGGGAACGGCACAGGGAATGTTTAACGGCACGCCTACAATAACTTATGGCGGTGAAACTTACGAAATGACTGTTAGCGACCAAACCGCAACAATTATCGTGCCTATTGCAACAGAATCCGTTATAATAAACGGTGAGTATCTTTTGGGAGATTTTATTGCAGTTGATTACAGTTTGACAAATTGTGAAATTGTTGGCAAAAAACCTGTAAAGGTGAAGACGGGGCAAAGTTACACGTTTAATTTCAAAGCGAACCCGAATGCCGAATTAACAAAGATACAGGCAAATTTCACAAATAATTCGGGAGATACAGTTGTAAGTAATGGCACAATAGCAGAAGACAAACAAACGGGCACAGTTACTTTTAATTTGACAACAGGCGCCACCGATTTAACGGTTTATGCGAATGCCGATGCAGTGCAACCGCCAACAATTAAAAATTACGGTGCAATAAACGTTTATGTAGTTACGTTGGAAAATTTGGACGAATTTTCAAAGAAACGTTTCTTTAAACCAACGGGCGAAAGCGACACGGGAACAACTTATTCTGAGGTAAATTTGGGCGAATATGTGAACCGTATCAAAAGAATATTTGCAGCCGTGCCCGTTGGCGGTGAAGATGTTTTGAAATGCGGTAACTACAACACAGGGATAAATGTTAAATATCCCGATAGTGATGTTATGTTACTAGATTTCGGCAACGTTGAACTAACAGGGGTAAACGGTAACAATGAAGACTATAACTCACAGATACAAATGTTTATCCCGTGCCGTGGCGTTGTTTCTATTGATAGTAATTACATCGGTAAAACTGTTAATTTGTCTATCAAAGTTAACGTAATCACAGGTGATGCAGTGGCGTTGTTGTCGTGTGATGATGTAACGTTCCAACTTGAAAGTTTTTCTTTGTCACGTGATGTTATTTACCGTTTGGGCACAGATTTAAACGTTGTTGGCGGTGAACAATGGAACGAACAAATTTTGTACGGTTTAGAACCTTACGTGTTGATTACTGAAAATTTAACCGTGAATGTTCCTGTTAACAATACACAGGAAAACGTGACAGTTAAAGACGTTACAGGGTTTGCACAGTTTGAAAACGTGAATTTGAACGCCGCAAACTTGTTAGTTGACGAGTACAACGATATTGTAAATCAGTTGGAAACGGGCGTTTATCTATAAAAGAAAACAGGCGGTAACAATTTACCGCCTGTTTTATTATTTTTTATTAGTAAATTCGTAGGCTAAATTTTTGCTACAAATAAAATCCAAAGCACGGTTTTTCTTTGCCGTTTCTTCATCAAGTTTGCACGAAATAGTTTTTATTACTAAGGTTTGCGCCTTTAGTGTATCAATAACAGAAATTAATAACATACCGTTTGTACCTGTTGTATTTTCTGCTATATATTGCAAAGTTTCTGTTGAACCCCTTACCGATTTCAACAAAATTTCTATTGATTTATCCATAACTATTTCTTTTCCAAATTCATTATAATTTGGTTACGGGGTTTGCCATTACGGCTGCAAATTGAAACGTGAAACCAAAAACTTTTAGACCCCTTACGATGTTCTTTAATAAGTTGGTCAAATCCACCTGTTTCTCTCAGAACCTTTTCCAAAGATTCCATATCAGCACAAACCAAATCAGCAGCCAGACCCTTTTGATGTTGACTGTTAACTACACCGCCAACAGCTTTGTTTAGCATCTGTGAACGATAGCCACTATTAATCAGAATCGGTTTACCTAACTTTTCACGGATGCCGTCTAAATAATCAGCCAACCGATTCAAATCGTCAACAATTTCAAACGTTGGCAAATTGTCAATGCCCAAACGTTTTGCAGTTGACGAGTTGATAAACTCAGACAATTTAAAATACTTAATCTTTTTCATTTACTTATTTATTTTGGTGATACAATAAACCACTTGCGAGAATCTTTGTGCGTTGGAAAACGCCCCTTAACTGTTATTGAACAATCGCCCTGTAAGTAATCAATCCTATTATTAAAGAACTCGCTTACTTTGTCAGAACGGACCATAAAAACCGTAACTTCGTCGGTTTGTTTCAATGTAATTCTAAAATATGAATATTCCATATATCAATTATTTTTTTGTTCAACTTATTATTTTTTAACACGTTGCAAAGATACAACGTTTTTGCGAAACCACCAAATTATTTTCGTTAAAAAATCTTAAAGAAATAAATTAACTGTTGTTAACACTTGCAATCACCATCGCCCCTTTTGTTCCACGTGAAACAATCACCTTTCCAACGTTCCACGTGAAACATTATTTTTATTAAAGTTTAACAAAGTTAATGTGCGTTAATTGTGTTAAATAATGGTAAGGTCGGCACACAACAAAAAGCGTGCCAAAGTGTGTTAAAGACCGTTAAATATGCGTTGGGAAATGTTAAATCTGCGTGCCTTGTGTACCTT